GTAGTTATCTCTCCGAGGCACGAAACCCGGGCCCGGTCATGACTGGCCGTTCGCGGCCGAAGTCGGTCAAACATGGCAAGAAGCCGGTCAAGTCTCGTCAAACTCTGTCTAACTCGGCCGCTATCGAGCAAGTTATCGAAGCGCTCTATGAACGGGACGCGCTCGGCAAGGTGCACTCGGCGACCGTCGCGATCGCCCGAACTCTGGCACTTCGGCTCGACGGTGAGGACGCGAAGAACGCTCGGCTCTGGAAGGAGTACCGGGAGACCGTGGCGACTCTCATGGCGGCGGGAGAGGAGCGGGTAGGTGAGTTCGATGAAACTCTTAGAAGTCTTGAAGCCTCGCTTCGCAACACCGCGAACGTCTAGCCGCGACACGTTCGGCGAGAAGGTCGGACTGATCTCGCGCGGGCTCTCGTTGCCGCTCATGCCGTGGCAGCAGTCCGTCGTCGACGTCTTCGGCGAGCAGATCGACGGCCGTCCGGCGTACCGCGAACTCGTGCTCACGGTGCCACGCCAGTCGGGGAAGACGACGCTCATCCTCGCCGTCATGCTGCACCGCGCCCTCTACTACGGTCGGCCGCAACGCATCGCCTACACCGCTCAGACCGGGCACGACGCACGCCAGAAACTTTTAGACGACTTCGTGCCGATCCTTGAGCGTTCACCGTTCGCCGGTCTCGTTGAGCGCGTCTACCGCGCGAACGGAGACGAGGCCGTCATCTTCACGAACGGCTCTCGGATCGAGGTGCTCCGAAACTCGATCTCCGCAGGCCACGGCCGCACGCTCGACCTCGCGATCCTTGACGAGGCGTTCGCCGACGAGGACGACGTACGCGAGCAGGCGCTACTTCCGACGATGGCCACGAAGAAAGACGCGCAGATCCTCGTCGTCTCAACGGCAGGCACCGAACGCTCTCTCTACCTCAAGCGGAAAGTCGATCAAGGCCGCGCGGCAGTAGACGCCGGGCAGACCGACGGGATCGCGTACTTCGAGTGGAGTGCCGATCCGGAGGACGACCCGTTTGACCGTGAGACGTGGCGCCGCGCTATGCCCGCGCTCGGCCTCACCGTGCAAGAGACCGCCGTCGAGCACGCGATGAGCACGATGACCCCGAACGAGTTCCGCCGCTCGTACCTCAACGTCTGGAGCACAGTCTCCGAGCAGATGATCCCGCAGAAAGTCTGGCTCGCCTCATGCTCCGCGAAGATCGCCCCGGCAGGCTCGCTCTCGTTCGCCGTCGACGTGGCACTCGACCGCTCGCGCGGGTCGATCGCAGTAGCCGACCGTGACGGAAACGTCGAACTCATCGAGAACAAGGAGGGCGTCGGATGGATACAGCAGAGGGCGCTCGAACTCTGGCGTCGGTGGAAGGGGACGATCGTCGTCGACGGCTACGGCCCGGCGTCCTCGTTCGTCGACCCGCTCCGGGCGCTCGGCGTACCGCTTGAGATCTACCGAACCGCCGACGTCGTCGCAGCGTGCGCGCTCATCTACGACGCGATCCTCGACAAGGCGATCCACGTCAAGTGCGACGACCGGCTCGACAAGGCCGTCGCCGCAGCGTCCCGCCGCAACGTCGGGCAGCAGTGGCTCTGGCAACGCAACACGCCCGACGCCGACATCTCCCCGCTCTACGCCGCGACGCTCGCATGGCACCACGCCACCACGAAGAGCAAGCAAGCAACGAAGAGCCGCTCCGCCATCTACTAGACTTCGGCACTCATGGCGCTCCGAGACATCTTCCGACGCGAGAAGAGGGCCACCTCGTACGGCTTCACCTACCCGAACATCTACGTCGACGAAGCGGGTCGGATGGGTCGCCTCTTCCCCGACATAAACGCGGGAGTCATCGTCGACGAGACCTCGACGCTCTCCGTGCCCGGTATCTGGCGCGCCGTCACACTCATCTCCGACGCGATCGGCGGCCTACCGTTTCACGCCTACCGCTCCGAAGAGTACGTCGACCCGCAGCCGAACATCCTCATCAAACCCGTCGCCACAGAGACACGCATGGAGACCGTCTCGGCGATGGTCGCCTCGCTCATCATCCACGGCAACTACATCGCGATCCTCGGCGAACCCGGACTCAACGGCTACCCCGACTCGTTCTACCCAGTCGCGACTCACCGCGTGCAAGTACGACGACAAGACGGAGCGCTCATCTACCGGATCGAAGACCGCGACTACACGGCCGACGAAGTGCTCCACATCAAAGGCTTCTCCATGCCCGGCGAGCACGTCGGCTACGGCATCCTCTCAGCGCAACGGCAGGCGATCGGCGGAGCCGTCGCCGTCAACACCTACGCCCAACGGTACTTCGACGGAGGCGCTCAACCGACCGGCATCATCTACTCCTCGAACCCCGACCTCTCGCAAGAAGAAGCCGACCAACTAAAGGCCGCATGGCTCCGACAGTACGGCGGCACGAAGCGGACTCCCGCAGTGCTCAACGAGTCGACGAAGTTTCAGCAACTCAGCGACAACGCGAAGGACGCGCAACTACTGGAGACCCGCCAGTTCTCGCTCACGGAGATCGCGAACATGATCGGCCTCCCCGCCTACTACCTCGGAGCACCGAACTCGTCGCGAACCTACTCGAACGTCTCCGAGGAGAACTTGCAGTTAGTCCGGTGGAGTCTCATGCCGTACATCCAACGCATCGAGCAACGGATGACGGAGTACCTACCGCGCGGCCAGTACGCGAAGATGAACGTCGACGCACTACTCCGACCCGACACCAAATCGCGCTACGAGGCTCATAAGATCGCACTCGACTCCGGCTTCCTCACCCTCGACGAGGTGCGAGAACTGGAGAACCGTGAACCGCTCGACGAGACGGTGAGCGAGGAGCCGATCCCCGCCGAGGTAGTATCCGAACACGAAGAAGAGTCCGACGATGACTAACCTCGAACGCCGCAACTACGACGCCTCGTTCGAGGTGCGCGCGGGCGGCGACGGCCGCACCGTCTCCGGTATCGCCGTACCGTACGACGTCGAGCAGCGCATCGGCCCGAACCTCGTAGAGGTCTTCCGCCGGGGCGCGTTCGAGGCAGTGGCACGCAACGCACACCGCGTCAAGATGCTCTTCCAACACAAAGCCGACGCACCGATCGGCCGGGCGATCATGCTCGAAGAACGAGACGGCGGACTCTATGGCGAGTTCAGGATCTCTAAGACCGAAGCCGGGGACGAGGCTCTAGAACTCATCCGCGACGGCGTGCTCTCGAACCTCTCCGTAGGCTTCCAACCGCTCAAGGACGAGAAACGAAACGGCGTCGTCAACCGCATCAAGGCACACCTCGCCGAAGTTTCTCTCGTCACGTTCGGCGCCTACGGTGACGCCGCAGCGATCACCGCAGTCCGCTCCGAGATCGAGAAACCGAACCTCGCCGCGATCGAGCAGATAGTCGCGAAGGTTCGGAAGTGATCTCGAAGAGTTACTCGATTACGTCGACCCGGCAGGTCGTCGTCGAGGCGGACGACTTGACCCGTGAGGTCTACATCCAGATCGTCGGAAACTCGACCGTCTACGTCGGAGGATCCGACGTCACCTCGTCGAACGGAGTCCCGTTCGAGAAACATTCCTCGCCTCATGCCGTCGTAGTGCCGTTTCGTCAGACTCTCTACGGAGTATGCGCGGACGGAGTCACCGAGACACTCCGGGTACTTCTCCCCGACCTCGACTAGCCGCTCATGCCGTGGCACATCGAGACCGCTAACGCGGAATGCACCTCCGGCTACGCCGTCGTCAAGGACTCCGACGGCACCGTCGAAGGATGCCACCGCACGAGACGCGAAGCACTCGCGCAACTCGCCGCGCTCAACATCGCCGAAGCCGAACGCACCGTCGAGCAGCCGGTCGAAGAACGTCAAGACTCCTACGCACCGACTGACGCGATGGTGACTGAGGCACGTCGCGGCCTCGAATGGCGTCAAGCGTTCGGACGCGGAGGCACGGAGATCGGAGTCGCCCGCGCGCGCGACATCGTCAACCGCCGCCGCCTCTCGTTGCAGACAGTGATCCGGATGAGGTCGTACTTCGCACGCCACGAAGTCGACAAGAACGGCCGAGGCTTCCGACCCGGCGAACCCGGCTACCCGTCCGCCGGTCGCATCGCGTGGGCGCTATGGGGCGGAGACGCCGGGAAGACGTGGTCGCAGTCGATCCTCGCCTCTATGCCGCGATCCTTGCAAGACGACACAGAGACCCGCTAGCATCCATCTCAGGCCGCACCCTCGGCCCGCGAAGAGCGCACCCGCCGAAAGGCGCACCCGCCACGCGGAGCACGGAGCACCCGGTGAAGCAACATCCACGACACACCACAAGGACTACCCCGTGAACCCATTCCTCGCCAAACTCCACGAGCAGCGCGCATCGAAGGCCGCTCTCATCGACGCGACCCTCGACCGTGCATCGGAAGAGAACCGCGACATCACCGAAGTCGAGACCGCCAACGTCTCGGCCCTCGCGAAAGAGATCGAGAAACTCGACGAGCGCATCGCGCAAGTCACCGACATCGAGACCCGCAAGGCCGCAGCAGCCGAACTCGCCCGCAAGGTCGACGGCGCGAAGGTCGAGAAGCGTGACGCCTCGCCCGCCCGCGTGACCCGCGAAGAGCGCACCTACCGCCCGGACGGGGACTTCTCGTTCGTGCGTGACGCGTTCGCCGCTCAAGTGCTCGGCGACTGGGACGCGCAGCAGCGCATCGCCCGCCATCAGCAAGAAGAGCGCATCGAGAAGCGCGACGTCACCTCGGCCAACTTCGCCGGGCTCGTCGTCCCGCAGTTCTTGACCGGCCTCGCCGCACCATTCGCCCGCGCCGGTCGTCCGTTCATGGACGCCTCCCGCAAGCACGCCCTCCCCGCCTCGGGCTTGACCCTCTCGATCTCGAAGGTCACGACCGGCTCGGCTACCGCAGTGCAGACCGAAGGCTCGGCAGTGCAAGAGACCAACATGGACGACACGAAACTCGACCTCACCGTGAACACGATCGCAGGTCAGCAGAACGTCAGCCGTCAGGCTCTCGAACGCGGCACCGGCATCGACGCCCTCGTCATGGCCGACCTCGTCAGCGCGTACCACACGAAACTGGATGCCGAGTACGTCACCACGAACGCGGCCTCGTTGACCAACGTGATCACGCAAGTCGTCACCTACACCGACGCGAGCCCGACCGTGGCCGAGTTGTACCCGAAGATCCTCGACGGCGTGCAGCGCATCCAGACGAACTACTTCGGTGGCCCGAACTTTATCCTCATGCACCCGCGCCGTCTCGCGTTCATCCTTGCGGCGACCGACACTGCAGGCCGCCCTCTGGCGCTGCCAACGCAGAACGGCCCGCAGAACGCGATTGGCGTCGGCGACGGCTCCGTCGTCTACGGCAACTCGGGCTACTCGATCGCCGGGCTCCCCGTCATCACCGACGCCAACGTCACCACGACGAACGGCGCCGGGGCGAACGAGGACGTCATCATCATCGGCTCGACGCAAGAGTCGCACCTCTGGGAGACTGCAGGCGGATCGCCGTTCATGCTCCGCTTCGAGGACGTCAAGAGCGCCGAACTCGAAGTCAAGATGGTCGTCTACGGCTACTCGGCTTACACGGCCAACCGCTACCCGAACGCGTTCGCGCTCATCGGCGGCACGGGTCTCGTCACCCCGACGTTCTAACTCGTAGGCCTCGCGGAAGGCTCGGATCGGTAGCGGCATGATCCGAGTCTCCGCAGGCTTCCGAACTTCAGAGATCAAGGTGTCGCCCGGGTCGGGCGCTCGCGCTCCTCTCGCCTCCTTGAGTCAGAGCGCGGGCGATCCGCTTCCCGGCCCGGTCGATTACCCTCGCACGAAACGAAAGAAGAAGGCGGCTCGACATGGCGATCACTAACGGCTACGCGACACTCGCGCAGTTTCAGGCGTACGCCAACATGAGCACGATCACCGCCGACGAGACGACGACGATCGAGAAGGCCATCGAAGCCGCATCCCGGACGATCGACCGGATCGCCGACCGCCGCTTCTACATGGATACGAACGCGACCGCGCGCCTCTACCGCACCGTCGACTTCTACACGCTCCCCGTCGACGACATCGGCTCGACCTCCGGGCTCGTCGTCGCACTCGACGCAACCGGCAACGGCAACTACACCGATACGCTCACACTCAACACCGACTACGTCCTCGACCCGGTCACCGCCCCGCAGAAGGGCCGACCGTACACGGCGATCACGATGGTCGGCCCCGAGACATTCCCGCTACCCGTCTCACGTCGCCCGCAGGTGCAAGTCACCGCGAAGTTCGGATGGTACAACGGCACCCCGCCCGACGACGTCGTCGAAGCGTGCCTCATCCTCTCCGCCGACTACGTCAAGCGCGCCTCGTCAGTCGGTGGCGTGCTCGGCCTCTCCGAACTCGGCGCGATCCGCATGAGCCCGCTCGGAAGAGACATCTCGGCGATCGTCCGCGCGTACCGCCGAGAGGTCGTCGCGTGACCCCGTCAACCGTCCGAGACAAACTCAAGGCCGCGCTCAACATCACCGGGCTACGCGTCTACGACACGATCCCCGACAACGTCATCCCGCCCGCCGCAGTCATCGGCCAGATCTCGATCGACTGGGACTTAGTGTTTCTACGCGGCGCCGACACCGGCTACCTCGACGTCGTCGTCATCGCCGGACGCATGAGCGAACGCGCCGCTCAGGACTACCTCGACAACCTCCTCACCGCGTCCGGCAACTCGTCGATCAAGACGAAGATCGAAGCCGACCAAACACTCGGCGGCTCCGTGACCTCCGTCCGCTGCACCCGCGCCGAACCGATCTCCGTCACCGTCTCCGGCGTCGAGATGCTCGCCTACCGCTTCCTCGTCGAGGTCTACGGCTAAGATGAGCGCCATGAGATACCGCGTCACTAGCCGCCGCCTCGCCGGTTGCGCGGAAGGCGACCTCATCTCCGCCGAAGGCCTCGCAGCTCTCGGACACGACGCGGAGCACGCGGAGAAGTCGGGGCACGTCGTAGCCGTCGGCTACGATGAACCGAAGAAACACAAGGGCGCCCGCAAGGACGCCTCGGACTCAGACAAGGACTAGAATCGCATCATGGCAACCGTCACCGCTCTCGGCAAGGCCACCGTCTTCACGGTCGGCTCCGTCGACCTCGCCGATCAACTTCAGTCAATCACCATGACGAAGACCGTCGAGGCACTCGACTCGACCTCGCTCGTCGACACCGCACGCCGCAACGTCGCAGGCCTCGAGAACTCCGAGACCACGTTCACCGTGCTCGGCTCGTTCGCCACCGGCGAAGCGATCCAGACGATCTTCGGCGACGTCGGCTCCGAGCACACGATCGTCTTCGAGCCTCTCAGCGCTGCACCCGGCGCCTCCTCGCCGAGGTACACGCACTCGAACGCGTTTCTGGCCGCAGCCCCGATCGTCGTAGAGGTTGGCTCCCTCCTCAGCGTGAGCGCAACGTACGTCGGCGGGTCGATCGCGCAGGCGCTCTCGTAGTGATCGACATCTCCGTCAACGTCAAGCGGAAGGACGGGTCTCAAGAGACCTACCCGGTCTATCCCGATAGCCAGATCGCTTTCGAGCGATGGGCGAAGTGCAGCATCTCGCAAGCGTTCGACCCGGCCACGAAGCCGAAGACCGAACACCTCTACTATCTCGCCTACCTCGCGGAGAAGAACGCGGGGAAGGTCGTGAAGATCTTCGACGAGTGGATCAAGGACATCGCCGGAGTCGGCGCCGAAGAAGACTCGGGAAACTGACCGTCCCCGGAGGCGGGGTCGCCGTCGAGATAGCGGAGTTGGCGCTCGCGACGCAGATAGACCCGCTCTCCCTCATGCGTACGCCCGCCCCGGTGCTTCGCGCGCTCTACGATGGAGTCCGCCGAAGAAACGAAACGCGAAGAGGTCGACGACATGGCTAACACTGGCACGTTCGGCTATCGGGTCGGCGACGAGGTCGCGGCCGGAGTCAAGATCGAAGGCCTCTCCTCCGTACGTCGAGACCTCAAGAAACTCGGCGGAGACCTCGACCTCGTCAAGGGCGAGTTCCTTGCGACGAACAAGAAGGTGACCGAGATCGTCCTCGGAGATGCGAAACGCTTCGTCCCCGTCCTCTCCGGTGCACTCGCCGCCTCGATGAAGAACGCGTCGACGAAGACCGCCGCGAAGATCCGCGTCGGCTCCTCCGGGCGTGGCCGCAAGAAGTCGAACTCCGCCGATCTCGTCGAGTACGCCGGGCCGATCCACTTCGGATGGCCGAAGCGTCGCATCAAGCCGCAGCCGTTCATCTACGACGCGATCGACCCGCGCCGCAACGAGATCGCGCAAGCCTACGCCGAACGAATAACGTCGATAAGGAACAAGTACGACCTATGAGCAAGCCGATCACCGTCTCCATCGTCGGCAACGCCGGGCCGCTCAAGAAGAGCCTCGAAGAGGCCGACGGCTTCCTCGGCAAGTTCGGCGGCTCGATCAAGGCCGTCGGCGTAGCAGCAGCCGCAGGCGTCGGCGCGCTCGCCGCAGGCATCGGCGTAGCAGCGAAGGCCGCGATGGACGATCAGAAGAGCTTCGTCTCACTGGAGAACACGATCCGAAACGTCACCGGGGCGACCCACGACCAGATCAAGGCAGTCGACGAGCAGATCGGCAAGATGAGCCTCGCGACCGGCGTCGCCGACGACAAACTCCGACCCGCGTTCGAGGCGCTCGTCAGAGGCACCCGCGACACCGATCAAGCACTCTCGCAGATGAACCTCGTCCTCGACATCTCGACCGGGCTACAGATGGACGCGACGACCGTCGCCGACGCACTGGCGAAGGCTCAGCAAGGCAACACGAAGGCGCTCAAGGCGCTCTCCCCGGAGATGGCCGCCATGATAAAGGAGGGCGCCGGGATGAACGAGATCCTCGACGCACTGACCGCGAACTTCGACGGCGCGGCGTCAGCGGCCGCGAACACGTTCGCCGGACGCATCGAACGGCTCAAGGTCTTCGGCTCCGAACTCGTCGAGCAGTTCGGCTACTACCTCCTACCCGTGATCGAGAAGTTCGCGACGTTTATCATGGACGAACTCGTGCCCGCGTTTCAGACGCTCGTCGATAAATACGGCCCCGCAGTCGCCTCGGCACTACAGAGGATCGGCGACTTCGTCGGCGAGAAGGTCGTCCCGGTCATCCGAGACTTCCTACTGCCGACACTGGAGACGCTCTTCAGCGTCTTTGCGACGAAGATCGTCCCGGTCATCCGTGACGTCGCCGTCAAGGTCTTCGAGGGCTTGAGTCGCGTCTTCGACATCGTGCGTACGAAGGTGCAAGAGAACTCGGAGACGATCGAGAGTCTCCGAGAGTTCTTCGTCGCGATCGTCTCGTTCGTTCAGAAGTACGTCGCGCCGACCCTCATCAACGTCCTCGGAGCAGCGTTCACCGTCGTCGCGAAACTCGTCGGCCCGCTCATCGACGTCCTCTTTACGCTCATGGGGGCGCTAGCGGATGTCGGCAAGTTCCTCCTCAAGATCGCAGGCTTCGTGATCCGCACGTTCGAGGGGATGGTCAACGGAGTCATCGACGGCGTCAACCTCGCCATCCGGCTACTCAATAAACTCCCCGGGGTCAACATCGACGAGATCGGGAGCGTCTCGTTCGGCGGAGCATCGTTCGGCACCGCGCCAACCGCGCCGACTGCCGCAGCTCCGACCGCGTTCGCCGGGTCGACGATCCGCATGGACGGCCTCGAAGTACCGAACATCCCGACCGTCACCATCCCCGGCGTCGAGACACCTCCCGCAGCAGCAGAGAGCGGAGGCAAGGGCGGCGGCGCCGCTAAACCGATCCCGGTCGACATGACCGGCTTCGTCGGCATCTCACCCTCGACGAACATCGGCGGAGGCGGCGGAGGCGGCTTCGGCGCCGCGATGGGCAACGAAGCACTCCTCGACGGACTCACCGGCGGAGTCGTGAACATCACCGTCAACACCGTCACCGCCGACGCCAACCTCCCGACGCTCATCGTCGAAGCGCTACAGACGTACAACTTGCAGAACGGCCCGGTCGACGTTCAGATCGCCGCATAGACCATGCCCGCGAACATCGTCACCGGAGGCACGCTCACCGTCGAACTCGACGTCGGTTTCGGCGACGGCTTCACGCTAAACGATACGCAGCAAGGCATCCTCGGAAACACGACCTACGTCCTCGACGGCGTCGACCAGTTCGCCGAGATCACCGTGCAGTCCGTCGAGTTCTTCCGAGGCAAGCAGCGCGTCCTCGACTCTCTCGCGCCCGGACGGTGCACGATCATCGCTCAAGACTTGACCCGCGCGTTCGACCCGTACAACGAGGCGAGCGTCTACTGGGACGAAACCGACGACACGCCCGGCCTCTCGCCACTCCGTCAAGTCCGCCTCACTCGAAACTCGACCGTTATCTTCCGGGGCCGCGTCGCGGACTTCGCCTACGACTACGTCGGCCCGAAGCAGATCCCGACGGTCACGATCACCGCGATCGACGACCTCTTCCTCCTCTCGAACTCATTCCTCGCAGCGTTCACCCCGTCCGCCGAACTCTCCTCCGCGCGCGTGACGACGATCCTCGACCGAACGGAGGTCGGATGGCCCGCCGCAGCTCGCGACATCTCCACCGGCACGACCACACTCGGCAACTATGCGATCTCGGAGGGCACGAACGCGCTCCAGTACCTCCGCAAGGTTGACGAAGCAGAGAGAGGCCGCATCTACCTCCGCGCATCCGACGGCGACCTCGTCTTCGAGCCGCGCATCGGCAACACACTCTCCGGGCCGTCGGTCACGTTCGCCGACGATGGCACCGGCACACCGTACCGCTCCGTCTTCGTCGACTTCACGACGGAGTCGGTGCTCAACCGGGTCACGGTGCAACGCACCGGCGGCACTGCACAGACGGCGACCGACTCGGGCTCTATCGCGCTCTACTTCACGCAGGCCGAAACGATCACCGACTCGCTCCTCTCGACCGATACGCAGGCGCTAGCACTCGCGAACTACCTCATCGAAGGTTCACCCGAGCCTCGTTTCTCTGGCGTGGAGACGTTCTTCGGCTCGCTCTCCACGGCTCAGAAGAACGCAGTCGCGGCCGTCGAGATCGGCGACACGATCAGCGTCAAGCGCACGTTCACCTCCGGGAGTCCGCTCAGCGTCACCGAAGAGCTCTCCGTTGAGGGCATCCGGCACCGTATCGACACCCGGGGCGAGACCGTCACGTTCTACACGGCCCCGACGACGATCGTCTACAACCTCCTCCTCAACGACGCCACGTTCGGCACTCTCGACGGTTCCAACGTGCTCGCGGCGTAAGGTAGGCTCTCTGACCTATGGGCGCCAACGCACAGACAACCGTCCCGACGTTCACCTCCGGGCAAGTCCTCACCGCCGCGCAAGTCAACCAAATCAACACCGGCGTCCCCGTCTTCGCAGGCACCTCCGAACGCGACGCAGCGTTCGGCGGCACGGGCGAGAAGACTCTTGCTCTCGGCCAACTATGTTTTTTAGAGTCGACCTCTAAGGTGCAGTTCTATAACGGCACGTCGTGGGCTAACCTTTCTAGCGTGACGAACGTCGAAGAGTTCACCGCGAGCGGCACGTTCACGCCGCCGACCGGCGTCACCTACGCGATCGCGCACATTCGGGCCGGTGGCGGCGGCGTCGGTATCAGCGCGTCGGGCAACGGCGGCGACAGTTCAGTTGCGTTCGCAGGTGGTACCGCTACCGCGACCGGCGGCCTTGCGTGCAACAACGGCGACATTACG